CTCCTTAGATTGCAATATCTAAATCTAAGTCCTCCATAGCATCCACAATTTTTACGTTCCCACCTAAAAATACATTTCGCTTGAAGGACATTTCTCTTACTTTTTGGTCGTCCCATTCAGTAGTGTCGGTGCCGATTCCTTCCCATGCCAAACGTTGTTTACGGACATGTACCTCTGCTTTATTCGCAAAGTTAGGATCTAATATTTCTTGATCTCCAAGACCTGCAAAATAAGCATTAATAGACCTGATAAATAGCACCTGATTATCGTAAATATTATTGAGCTTGCCCACGTAATACTTATCAAATGTCATGGCAATATCATCTTTAATCATGTCCTGTACTTCCATAATGCGAATTGATTTAAAGTCTTCTGTCTTACTTCCAGTTGTTGTTGTAAGACTGTTCACACCACGGCCAATTTTAATGTTTTCACCGTCATTGATAAGGATAAGTTCACCATCATCAACGGCCTTGTCTGGATCTTCTAGCTCGTTGATTGAATCAACCTCATTCAACTCGAAATAAGTAGATGATCGAGTAAATGGTAAACCTGCCATGATGCCAGCAATACGAGCTGTATATTCTGCAGTTGTGTACTCTTTTTCACCAACTTTAATTCCTGTTGTTGTGAAGTTTATGATTCCTTCATGGTCTGCCTCACAGTTTGGTAATACTGCTTTAAATGTTTTCTTTTGGTTTACGCGCTTTGATTTAATCCAAGAAGCGATATTTGTCGTATCCTTGTCCTCAATCCCTGGAATGGCCAAATAATTAAATCGTTTATTATTTAACCGTGTTAATGCCGCGTTGTAATCAGCTGCAGTTGTTGGCAAACGTTCAACAATAATTTTGCTTGGTGTACCCATAAAAGTTTTCTCAATGTAATCTAAGTTAGCTGGCGACCATCCATCTGTCGGCACTTCTTCAATGCTTTTGTATGTTAATGTGTCCACTGTTTGCACATCATCTTTTAAGATCAATGAAACAATCCCAAGCTGACTACGCTTGATCGCTGTAACGGCTTTACCAATAAACTCTATATTTATTTCAGGTAGGCCCATTCTTTAATCCCCTTCCTCATAATCCATTTCGCCCATAAGCTCAATTGGATGTTTTTCATAGAAATCTTTACCGTTTTTAATTTCATCACCAATATCAACGCCCGAACCAGGTTCACGACCATCAAAGAATTGAAGATCAAATTCAAACTGCAGCACACCATCTATTTCATCAAAATTAGGTTCCGCTATATCCAAATGGCGATCTTCCACAGAAAGTTTAAGATCGAATAAATTACCTAATGCTTCTTGAACATCTAACAATTCAATAGCATTATCATTTTCATCTGTAGGAAAATAAAAAATGCGAACCGTACAAGACTTTTCAACTTGTGTCAAATAGCCCTCACGTTTCACATTATCTAATTGCACTTTGAATGATGGCCGAGTAAAGCCTTCATTTGCTGATTTACTAGAAACATCAATATTAATAAAGTTCGATTGTAATTTCTTGTTTATTGTCGTTTTAATTTGCTTAAAAGTAATCATAGTTTCCTTTTCCTCAACAATTCATCTAGCCATTTCACCGTTTCATTTTCAACGTCACCTGAGGATTCAAATTCACGCATACCCTTATCTAATGGCTTTTTACCTTGCACAAAATCGCCTGTTTTATTGCCATCATGGTCAACCATCCAATGGCCATCTTCGACTAAGTGTGCATGTGGTGACGAATTATAAACGCGGACAACTAATTCACCATGATAACCAACAAAGACTTTTCCTCGTTTCCACTTCTTGTGGTACCCACCTGTTTTCTTTTTTACAAGGCTACGAGATTTCTTAGCTACGGTTGTCCTGGCTTTTGTGCCAATTTTACGCATCAGTTTTGGAGCTTCATTAGGTAAATCTTTCGTTGCTACATCAAATAAATCACGTTGAAAGTCGGTTAAACCGTTCATTTGAATGCTCACTTCAATACCTCCTGGACAAAGATTTCAAGTGTTTCATTCTTAAAATAAGGATTGAGAACATATTTGATTTCAAACTCATGACCCTTATATCTGATACGCATATCTTTTGTAATGTCTTTGCCAGCGTTATATCGAACAATGATTTTATGTGTAACATTCGTTAGGACTGTATCAGCTACTTGTTTTTGTAGCGAGCCAGTTTGTGGAATGATTGCAGCCCATATTTTTTTTACAGGTAGAAACTTATAAATGGTTTCTTCCAATTCATTTTTGGCCTTTTGATTAGTGAGGATTTCAATTCTGTGTCTTAAATCTCCAGGATTCATAATCTCACCTCAAAGTAAATTAATAGAATGCATATCTAAAATGTTTTGAACAACTTTATTTACATTGCTATCCTTCACAGTAAAGACACGATTTTCATACATTTCATTTGAAAGTACAAAAACAACAATAGAAACATCCTCTTTAGTGTCCAGTTGTTCATCTGATAGCCCTGTATAGCCTTTTATATAAGCCTTTACAGCGGATAGGATAAGCGTAAAAGCTGAAAGGACATCTGAATCCGTTTCATCCTCTCGCGCATATTTAGCCAGTTCACTTGGCGTAATTTCACTAACCTGCATCAGTTTTCACCTGCTTTTTCACAACAACTTCCTCTACGTGGCCAGCTTGTAACAAGTCATCTGCCACATTCTTTGGTAGCACTTTAACTTCACCTTTTGACATTGTGACGCTACCCGAAAAGCTTACAAGCGCTTTTACTTTCATTCTGTCACCTCCAATAAAAGAAGCGTAGTGTATAGCCCCTACGCTGATTTCATAACTAATTTAGAGATTTTTTGTTCATTTTCAACTTTTGAATCAATTTCAATCCAACCAACAACACCAATTGCATGTTGAGTAGCATATTTTTCTCGTAGAATTTCAATCGAAACATTCTCAGAAAGTTTTACTGCAAGGCCTGACATATCCCCGTAGTAAATTGCTGTTTTACCTGCTTCCATACCGGACATATTATCCGATGTATAAACATCTTTACCCAGTAAAGTATAGCCCCAACGAGCTGTGGCATCTTTGTTTAATAGATAATTGCCTTGTCCATCTTTCAGTTTTCGAATAGCTTTACGAGTAGTTTTATTCATGATCCAAATGGCATTGCCCTGGAAAGCATCAGGTACTTCTTCTTGAACATCAATTAATTCATCTGCTGTTAATACTGTAGCAGCTGCAGCAGTTACAGATTGCTTTACAGTTGAAAGGCCAGTAATTTTATTTTGAGTACCGTTTAATAATTGGTTTTCAATCCATTTTGCGATTGATTCAGCCATTTTCGCTACAACAAATGATACAAGATCAAATTGAGCATTATTAACGAGTGACTTAGACACTTTACTTAATGCACCTGCTAAGAAGCCTTTTAACTCAATTGAAGTGAATCTTCCACTTGTAGATTCCAATTCCACAAATTCATCTGCATAAGCCATTTCAATTGTTCCTGCAGATTCATCATAATAAGGAATACTTAATGATCCACCGATATTATAACGAGTTGATAATTGATAAATTGGTGAAATATCATATACCTTTTGAATGATCTTGTTGGCAATGCTTGAAGGGATAACAGCACCGTTTGCACCTACAGTTAAATTAACATCTGCTCGTTCTTCCACTAAACCACGAATGTAGTTATCGAAAGCGCGTGTTTCAGCTTCTTCTAGAGTACGTTTTTCAGCTTGTTTAGCAGGTACTTTTTTGTCAAAAGAACGTGCTTCTTCCTCAGCTTTAATAGTTTTATCGATTTTAGAAATCTCTGTTTTGATTTCTTCAAAACGTGTTGATTCTTCATCTGAAAAAGCACGAGTTTCCTCTTTCGCTTTCTTTAATAACCCATCCATTTCATCTAGTAAGTTGTTTCGTTGTTCTACTAGAGTAGGCATTGAACGATATTCAATCACCGGTGTAGCAAGTACATTTTTCATTTCTAATAATTTTTCCATGTTTATTTTCCACCTTTCAATTTTAAAAGCTCAATTTGTTTTTCATACAATGAGTAATCAATATCTTTTTTAGAACGTGTTTCTTCTGAACGATTCTCGATCTCGGCTTTGAAATCTGCACCGCGAGTTTCTGAAATCGTCTGATCTTCTCCGCGAGCTTCAATTGAAGTAGCAACATAAGCTGGCGTTTTATCTAAAATAGACACCTCTAATAGCTCGATGTCTTCTAATGTGCGTTTCTGAATACCGTCTTCTCCGTCTTCCCACGATGGCTTGTTATCAACAAAACCAAATGACCAGCCTTTTAGCTTGCCGTCTTTCGCCTTTTGAATAATTTCTTCATCAGACACATGAGCGATAGCGCGTAACCCGATGTTATCTTCATACAACTGCAAATTACCCTCTTGTAATGATCCAAGCTTACGGTTTTTGTCGTGATTGAATAATAGATCAACGTTTTCAGCTTTATCTAAAGCTCTTTCAAACGTTTTAGCACGAATTTTTTCTTTAAAACGACCTCTTGGTGAAGGTAAAACGCGACTTTCGCGCTCAACAGCATTTACATAGCCATCTAGTAATACTTGATTTTCTCTAATTTCAATCCTCAACTTCTTCACCTCCCTTCTCGGATACCTGGCCACCTTCTGAAATATCAGCCGTTTTATTAGTGTTTGGCGTGTAAATTGTCTTTGTTTTTGGATCATATAAGACATCTTGCAAGCCCAGCTTAATGAAATCTAAACCAAGTGGAGGCTGATCTTCTAAATATCGAACCTCGTCAATCTGCATCCAGCCAGTTTTAATAGCAATTTCATAAGCTTTATAGCGTTTTTCAATGTCACCTTTGATTAGCTCTTTCATATCAAAAGCAAAATAAAAAGACTGCTCTTTTTCCGATGGAAGAAGCAAGTCCTTGTTCAATGCCGTTTCAATTGCTCGAATAATCGGCAGTATGCAATTTTTAATAAAGTTTGTATGCACTTCTTCATTGGCCGAGCCATCCAAAATGCTATCAGGTACTTTAAAGAGTTTATTTATTTCGCTTGAATTGGTCTTTTTGTTTTCATTCAGCTGCATTTCAACCGATGTACTCGATGCCTCTTTGAAATCTAAGCCATTATTTAATACAACAATATTCTCTGTATTGTTCTTGTATAAATTGTTCCAGGCTTCTTTTAATTCCTTAATTGCATCCTTTGACAATCGGCCCAATGACTTTAAGAAACCTTTTTTATTACCGCCAGTTTTAACAAGCGATTCCTCAAAAACAAGCGTGTTGTACGCGACTGATAAAATTTTATTGTGATCTTTTATGATTCCATTACCTGTTACACCGTCTTTTGAATTTCTAGCAATTTTAACAAACTCAAAATCCCGATAATTCACACCGTTAACGGATATATCATAGCTTTTAAATATTGGATCAATACCAACTAACACTGATACATTTCGATTTTCTACATAGTGAAGACTTTCGACATTGTTTCTTTTTCTATTGATATATGCGTACCCTGCACCCTCCAACAAGTAATCAGTTACTATGGCCTTTTTAAACTGGAAGCCGTCTAGTGTATCTAGTGTCTCGTCATTAAGTAGAAAAACACGTCTATCATCTTCCACTTCTTCGACTTTACCGCTGGTTTCTTTGTGCAATTTGATAGGTAAAGTTGCAATAATGTCCGAAATTAAATCTACACAGGTACCAACACTAGGTATACTTAGTGCTTCTTCTTTTGTTAAAACTGCACTTGTTAAACCTGCTTGCAGCAACAATTCATCCATTCCACTTTCGCGAAACTCCTGAATACGTCTATAATCACGCCATTCACGCCACTCTTTTATTAATCCCACAATCTCACCTCCTTAAATGACTTGTGCGCCCCAATCAGCATCAGGATTAAAGATGACATCATGCTGCAGTAAATAGATTGCATTGATTAGACTTACAACCATATCG